TAGGCGCATTTTCAGTTTTCCTCTCAAAACGCGCTTCCAACCTACCAATCTCGCGTAGCGCGGCACTTGCTGACATTGTGGTGATTTTCTTGGCTAGATCTGCATTGTCCGCCAATTCATAAAGAATTCGTGGCCCTGCATCACTCTCCAAAATCGCATCACGAATATGGTCAGGAACGACCACATCACTTGATGCCACCATGTCATCGAAATCAGGCATTTCCGTCTTCGCTGCTGTCACTTTCTGCGCCCAAGATTGAATAACTTTTTGACGCTGTTCATCGACCCTGCGATCACGTTCCTCTTGATCTCGCTTTAACAATGCTTGCTCAGTCGAATACTCTGCTAATGCCTCTGCATATTCAAAAGCATCAGAAAACTGATTCGGCTGTGGCTTTGCATCCATAACCCTAACCTGTTGAGGCTGAGATTGTTGACGCAATGCCGCTACTTCTCTCTCCAGATTTTCACGAGCCGCGCGTTCGCGTTGCGCTTCTTTACGCGCTTCCTCACGTTGCTTCGTTATGTCTGAAAATCGCTTTTCGAGTTTCGGATTAGGTTTCCGTTCCTCTGTCGGCTTGGCTTCAGTTTCTTCGCTAGGCTCACTCTGAGTGGCTTCTTCGACTGGCTCTGTGGGAGTTTTCTCAACCACAGCCTCAGTTTCAGGCTTGTCAGCTATTCCTAATTTTGCGAAATAAAAATCTGCCGAATTCTCGCTAGTCAATACTTGACCCGCTTCTTTTTCACTTTGCATGAGTTGCCTCAAGGGTTTTCCCCGTGTTCCTCACGGGTAAGGTTTAGTGGTTTTTACCACAAATTTGTTTAAATTGCACGTTCTGTCGTTTCAGCAGACGCATTTTTTAATGATTCTCTGTCCAACTGCGCCAACAACAACGCAACTTGTGCCTTCATCTGCTCAACTTCCAATTGGGTTTGAGTCTTGACAATGGTGTCGTGCGCTTGTGCGTCAACCTTCATCTTCATGTCGGCATGGCGCTCTTGGTCACGCAATTCAATGTCGTGTGCGCGGTTTGTCTCTTTAATCAGGACACGTTTAGTCTCAGCTTCTTGCTTAACTTGCTCAATGTCCTGACGCTGTTTCATGGCCAACTGCATACCTTGAATCTGCTGAGTCATTTGCTGAATTTGCTTCTTGCTCTGCGCCAGTTGCATTTGAACTTGAGGCGGTATGTCAGACTTCTCATCAATTTGCGCCAATGGGTTGGCTGCGGCCAAGCGGTCGGCAATTATGTCAGCACCAGGGAAGTCCATGTTCCTGAACACCAAGTCACCCGCAATACCAAACAACTGCTGATTGCCGTTAAGCAAAGGCATCATTGCCGTTACCGCGGCTTCACGCTTGCTGTTGTAGCCTGGCCCTGTCTCCATCACCACGTCATATTGGCCAACAGTCATGTCGTGTAAGACCTGATAAACGCCTTGTGCGTCTTGTTTGACTTCGTTAATTGTCACCAAGTCAGGCTTACCATCGTCACCAATGATCCGCATCACGCGTTGTGTGTCGTAAATCTTTGGTGTCAGGTCAAGAATAATCTTACCGACTTGGCAGATTGACTTTGTAAGGTTGTCGTAAAAGTCAAAGTTTGTCAGGTCAACTTGCTGTTGCTGGCCATTCAATGCTTTGCCCGAAATATTGCCTGGCAATTGCTGTGAGGGGTCAAAAATGCCCATTAACGTGGCAATGTCTTGATTAATTGCGGCTGAGGCGGCCATTACACCAGCGGGTGGTGGCTCTGGTTGCAAGCGAATTGGAGGAGGCGCGGCGTTGCCGTCAATGTCAGTCTGCTTATAACGAAGCAATGGGAATGACTTAACGTTAGCCGCTGCCCATTCGTTCTCATGTCCCTCGTCTTGGCCTTCAGCAAGCAGCCACTTAGCTTTAGGCGCAAGCGCAACCGATTCGGTGATGGTTGTCTGCCAGAAGTTATACATACGCTGTGCGTCTTTGGCGTGGCGAACAATACCAAATTTGTGGCGCTTGTCACCAACGACCACATGGCGGCCATAGACAGGCACGATTGGAATGTATTTGCTTGGCCAGTCGCGTTCCTCAAGAATCTCGATAGCTGTCAGCTTTTTATATTTAATTGTGCGCTTGTAAGAATCACGCTCATTCTCAATGGTCAAGCCCGCGGCTTCTACGCGAGCAAAGAAATCTTTTCCATCCGCATATTGGGTTGTGCCATCGCTTAATTGGTAGAGCTTTGCCTTCTCCATCTGAGCGTAGTAATACTCAGCGATGCGGATGTCCTCTTTGGTAATCCACTCTGACTGAGTGTCACCCGTACCGCGCTGTGTGAATGACGTTCCATCATCAGCGTCGGGGTACATAACTTTGAACTTCTCTTTGCTAATCATTGTTGTGATTAAGCAACGCTCTGCATCTGAGCCGTCAATTCTTGTGGAATTAGGGTCGAAATACACTGTAAATGGGTTGTCCACAGCGTCAATGTAAATCTCTTGGTCGAAGCTGTCGTCTGCAACGTATTTGGTAATTAGACGGATATAGCCCCATCCCATGCGAACAGCGTAGTCAAAAGCGGTGTCGTATGCGTTGTCAGCGTTTGAGTTGACTTCAATGTGCCTGCAAATGCCTTCAATCACTTCAGCCGTTTTCTTATTGGCTTGGGTATTCATGCCGTGGACTTTGATCCGCGGGCGTTGCTGGCGTTGTTGGTTGGTCACTTGGCGGCAATAACCATCAAGTTTGTTGATGGTCAGAATTGGGCGCGACTCAAGGTTACGGCTGTTCTGTAGTTCTACTGGCCATTGCTCACCGGCTGAGACAAACTTTAGGTCTTCCAAGCCTTGCTGACGATTCATTGTCTCCGCGTCATTGCAGAGCTTTAGAAACTGTTTGGCTTCGTCAATGATTGGATCGTAATCTGATTGAGACATATTTAGGCCATCCAACTGTTAGGCATTTGAAAACTTGGCTTTGGTGGAACACGTTTCTTCGGCTCATTGACCATTAATCCAAGCATACGAAAAGCATCTGCACCATGACTATATTGGTCATGCAACGGGTTTTTGCTGAATTGTTTAGTTTCAGCATCCACTTCGTAGCGGTAGTGACGCAAACATTGTAGCCCATCGTGGCAATTTTCCCTATCAAACCAACAGTTTCGGAATAATGTCCGCGCAGCATTGATACTGTCAGCTATGGGCGTTCGTGGAATTATTCGGGTTTTATACCCACCAGCCTTCACAATCTGCTCAATTGATCGCCCTGCCGCGGCCAAAGTCTTGTTCTCCGCATCATGGGGCAACCACAGCGTGTCATAGACATAACCAAACGTCTGCATCTTAGCCAGGTAATCGGTGATGGTCTTCTGACTGTCCTCAATGTACCGAATAAGGCGCGTTTCCATGCCTACAAACTGCACAAACCAAATGGCAGTGGCATCGCTCCACCCAAGGTCAAAAACCGCGTGTACGGGCTTTGATGGGTCGTAGCCAACTCTTGTGATTCTGTTCTCTAGTTCGGCTTGCTGAAGTTCCCTTGCAAACACCGCGCCATCTACAGTCTGACGGCAAATGCCTTCCCAAACTGTGTTGTAGGCTTGCATATCACGCTGTTTGAGCGCGTCTTTCTCAAGTCTTAGCGTGTCAGGAAACCAAGGGTTGTCGTTCCAGTTAATCTTTGTCACCACCGAGTTTTCAGGTGGATTGATTACAAAACGTTGGTAAGTCTCATCAGTCTCCAACTCTGGGTTAAAGCTGATCCATATTTCTGACGCTTCCTTACGAATGGTTGGTATCAGCGTATTCCATGAAACTGCGCTCACAGTCTGCGCTTCCTCCACCCAGCAAATGTCCACACCTTCAATTGACTTGACGTTTGCAATGTTGTTTCGCAGGCCGACAAAGTTAAACTCTGTGCCGTTTTTTCCTCGAATGGTGTTCTGAGTCACCTCATACATTCCACCAAGGCTTAAATCCTCAATCTGGTCGCATAAGAGCTTATGCACCGAGTCCTTCATGGAAGTCATAAACTCACGCGCACAAAGGATACGCATCGGGTCTTTTGCACCCTTAATCAGTAAAGCCCTGGCAACGCCCCACGACTTAGCCCCACCACGACCACCATATAACACGCGATAACGAGACTTAGGAGGCTGAAATAAACAACTGAGCTTCTCGGGAAACTCCGCTTTTTTAATAATTCCAGCAACTTCACTCATTCAGACTTTACAAATGTGACTTGGATGCCTGAGATTAGCGGAGCGCCATCTGCACCAGTTATCTCTGTCTTTGTGCTTTCACGATACTTTTTTGGGAATCGAGCAGCCATTGATCTTGACCACAATGATGAGTTCAGCTTTGGGCCTTCTTTAGTCTCAACCATGTAAGCGTGTGCCTGATCTTCCCACCAAGCCTGCTCTAATTCCTTTGCATATTCCAAGGCATGCAGAAATTCGTCGTGCTTATCTCTCCAATGGTATAAGACACGCAGGGAAAACCCTAATGTTGATGCAATTTGCTCTACGCTTTTGCCGAGTTTGCCCAAGGCAATGACTTCCTCACAATACTTAGGATCGTAAAGGCTTGGTCTTCCTACAAGGCGTTTCTCGGCTATGTCAGTCATTTTTTGGCAGTCTTTGCTGATTCTTTGAACGCTTTAGCAGTTGGTGCGCCTTTTGTGCCAGGCGATCTCATCTTTTCCACAGGTTTGCCCGCGGCTTTTTCTGCTTTGATGCGCTCTTGTTTAGCGTGGATATTGGCATAAAGTCCAGGTTTCGTGGCCATTTAACAGTTCCAATTCTTTAAGGATGCTTTAGCCCTTTCCGCTGGGCCTTTGGCGTTTTTAACTACACCTTCCATTCGAGCGCAAAATGAGGCTTTTCTGCCCTCATCCTTTTTTGTCTTTGGATTTGGTGCAGGCGGCTTTAGATTGCTTCCGTTCTTTGCATTGTATTCAGCGCGGCCTTTGGCGGTCATTCCAGCGCCTTTTTCCGTGGGGTTGTAGGTCTTACCCTTCCCCGTGGTTTTATGCTCTATGGGCTTGTCGTGCTTTTTCATTTCTTTTTAGGCTTTTCAGCCGCACGTTTTTCCGCATACGCAATCGCAACGGCTTGTTTGACAGGTTTCCCCGCCTTCACTTCCGTCTTGATGTTCTCTTTAAACGCCTTCGGGCTTGCTGACTTCTTCAGGGGCATCTTTGCTCTCCACTTGGGTTAACCACCATTGGCAGTCTTGAATAGCGCCTTGGATGGCCACTAAGTTGACTTCCATGCTCTTGGCTTGGGTTGTCAGTTCGGTGATTCGGTCTTTAATCTGTTGTTCAGTCATGATTCTTCCACAAAGCAAATGTCTTGCCAACTCATTTTAAGATGGCGCTCGTTGTTGATGTTAATTTCCTCAAACTTTAAGTATTCATCCTTATAGTCCTTGGCCAATGTCCCAAAATATACCTTATCTCCAATGTTTAAGCCTTCCTCAATTGCATCAGGGCCAGCCGCAACAACGTAACCTACCGAATCAGCTTCGGCAGATTGAACGTAAAGTGTACTTTGGATTCGTTTCTCAGGTTTGACAATGATCTTGTCACGCAATGGTGTCATTTTCATTTTGCAATCCTCGGTCTACCGCGCTTCTTTGGCTCATCGCTCATCTCCATGACTGGCAAAGCAATCATTTCAGGTGCGATTTTAACGGGCGGTGCGGCAAACTCACCACATACTTCTGTATGGTGTCGGTTTACAAATGTTGGGTAACGCCTACAAACACCCATTACCCCGTGGTCTTGGAAATGCTTGCAGGCTTTACAATTGATATCAGCCACATCAACTCCTTATTAGTTGGTTGGGTTAGAAACCCGCAATCCTGTCCGATTGCGAGGTTTCGCTTTATTTTTTGTATTCGCTGCGCTCGTGCGTGTAGCAATCGTGTTCGCGTGAGCCACCTTTGAACTCACCCAAACGGCCATCAACGCGGCCCATGTGACCATCAACGCGGTCGCCCAAGCTGTCAGCCTTGCCCATAGCAACACCGCCAACCAGTTTAGCTTTGCGCTCACCAGTGCTGTCGGATGCTGTTGCGCCCTTTGGAACTTTCTCGCCAGAAGCGCCAGGCATGAACTTGGTGCTGTTAACACCCTTCTCACTACCCATCTTCTCGCCAGTGCGATCCGAAGCGGCTACACCCTTAGGTGTCTTTTCTTTGCCGTAGTAACCCATGATATTTCCTTAGAATTAGGCGAAATGCCTGTCCACATTTTACACCTTTTTTGAATTGTTCAACATAATTTTCAATTAGGGCATATAGTACATTTAAATAAAAACGTCACATATGTCAACTAAGGTATTGATATGCCTAACATTCCATCACCGCAAGACGCTGAGTATTTTGCATTATGTGTCAAAAAATGGCAGTCAATTTTTCACCTTGGTGATTGGAGAATTGAAAAAGGAATTAAACCGGCAAAGCAAGCAATGGCTTCCGTTGAGTTTAATGAGGGCGCACGACTGGCCACCTATCGTTTGGGTGACTTTGGCGCTGAAAAGATTACAGATGAGTCTTTGGAAGCAACGGCTTTGCATGAGGTATTACATGTATTCCTGCATGACCTTATGACCGCAGCGCAAGACCCCAAATCATCAATAGAAGAAATAGAAAAGCAAGAACACCGCGTAATTAATCGACTTGAGCAACTGCTTACAAAGGATTCTGATGGGCTCTCATAACCAAACCTGCACAGATGACGAGTTTATTGCTCTGTGGGGGCAACACCAATCTGCCGCAAAATTGGCAAGAATTCTTGGTATTGCGACTCGTAATGTTCAGAACAGAAGACGCAATCTTGAAGCTTCATACGGCATAAGACTTTTCAGTGCCGATCCCAGAAGTAGTTATTACGATCCACGACAAGCCTCTTATTCTCCATTAAAACAAATTGATCTTGGCATACTTGACGGGACTGTGATTGTCTTCTCAGATGCTCACTTTATTCCATCAATGCGTTCTACGGCTTTTAAAGGGCTTTTGTACATGATTGAGGCGCTCAAGCCAGTAGCGGTGATAGCTAATGGAGATTCATTTGATGGAGCTTCCATAAGCCGCCATGACCCAACTGACGAACCCGCTACAACTGTTTTGCAAGAATTAAAGGCAACTCAAGGCGCTTTGGGTGAGATTGAGGAGCGTGCTAAGGCCGAGCGCCATAACGTGCGCCTGATACATACTTGGGGCAACCATGACTCAAGATTTGCAAATAGACTTGCACAACACGCACCACAATATAAAGATGTACTTGGATTTAAGATTACAGACCACATTCCCGCGTGGGAATTTTGTTGGGCTTGCTGGCCTACAAGCAATACCATCGTTAAACACCGATATAAGGGCGGGGTTCATGCAACCCACAACAATACTGTAAACGCGGGTGTAAATATTGTCACAGGCCACCTTCATAGTTTAAAAGTGACCCCATTCAATGATTTCCGAGGCGTGAGGTTTGGCACTGACACCGGCACATTAGCCGAGCCAGACGGCCCTCAGTTTACATATGCTGAATTAAATCCATCAAATCACAGGTCAGGCTTTGCGGTGCTGACCTTTTTTAATGGTGAATTGCTTTGGCCTGAATTGGTTCATGCTTTTTCTGAGGATCACATCCAGTTCAGGGGTGAAGTGATTGATGTAAGTCAGTTTTAGCCCTCACAAGGGCAATAAAGAGTAAAACAATATGAGTGCCTGGTTAATCGCTTTTGTGGGAGCAATCTACGCATATATTGCGGTGGAACAGTTGCTAAAAGGCAATCCTGCTATGGCAATCGTATATGGCGG